GCAGCAGACAGGTGAGCTTGCACAGCTAAACGCAGATGTTACGGAATCACAGGAGCTTACCAAGCGACTTCAGGCTGATATGGGCAGTGATTCTTGGCTGTCCAAGAATATCCGTCCGATGACTTTGGTGTTTATTCTTGTTACGTACACAGTGTTTGGCCTAATGTCGGCATGGGATATTGAGGTAAACAGTAACTACGTCGAGCTGCTTGGGCAATGGGGGATGTTAATCATGTCCTTCTATTTCGGCGGACGTACTCTCGAAAAGATTATGGACATGAAATCCAAGCGAGAAAAAAATGCAGAGTAACTGGGAAAAGTCTTTTGATGAGGTTATGAGATCAGAGGGCGGTTTTGTATTGACTGATATTTCTGGTGATTTGGGTGGTCAGACCTACGCTGGTATCGCAAGAAAGCCTAACCCTAGTTGGGTTGGCTGGAAGTTGATTGACGACGGCGTAATTCCCAATAAGACTATAGTGATGGACTTCTATAAGACCATCTGGAATACAGTGAAAGGCGACGATCTACCCGCTGGAGTAGATTATTTGATCTACGACTTTGCCGTAAACGCAGGAGCAGGCCAATCTGCCAAACTTCTGCAACGCGCTGTAGGTGTCCCTGCTGATGGTGGTATTGGGCCGATTACTCTGGCTGCGGTCAATAGTAAAGATGCAAAAGAATTGATTGATTTGTTTACTGAACAGAAAAAGGCTTTCTACAATCTGATAGTGCAGAACAGACCTGAGCAAGTAAAGTTTCTCAAAGGCTGGATGAATCGCGTGAAGCACTCAAAAGAAACAGCGTTGCAAATGGTGTGAAATGTTAGTGATATGTCAAGCATTTTGCTAACATATTGCCCAAAGGAGCATTAAATGACTGTTGCGGCAGTAATGACATACGACTCTTTGGTATCCGACATAAGTTCATATCTTGAACGCACTGATACGGCTACTTTGGAGAAAATACCGACTTTTATTATGTTGGCCGAACAGGTTATTGCTAATGATATCAAGTTTCTTGGGAATTTGACTGTTCAGGCGAGCAATATGGTGCAGGGTAATCCAGTTATAGATAAGCCTGCCCGTTGGCGCAAAACGGTATCTATGAATGTTACCGTTGATGGGCAGAGATATCCGGTTTTGCTCAGAAAATACGAGTATCTCCGTGAATATGCCCCTAATCCTACGGCTGAAGGCCAGCCAAAGTATTACGCGGATTATGACTATACCCATTGGCTGGTGGCTCCAACCCCTGCTGATGACTATGCTTTTGAGGTTGTTTATTACGAAAGAGTTCAGCCGCTTGATTCATCGAATCAGACTAACTGGTTCACTATTTATGCTCCTCAAGCAATGCTTTATGGTTCGTTGCTGCAAGCTATGCCATTCCTGAAAAACGACGAAAGAATTCCTTTGTGGCAGGCGCAATACACGCAAGTAATCAATTCTCTGAAGGCTGAAGATATCCAGAGGATTGCCGATAGACAAGCCAACGCTTTGGATACCTGATTATGAGCTATAACAGTCCATTTACAGGAAACGTAGTCCAGCCGACTGATGTTTCCTATCGTGCTTTTACCATCTCTGCCAATACTCAGCTTGAATGGCCGATCAATGGAAATGCCACTGACGACTATGCTGCTAGGATTATGGAAGTTACGGCTTCCGCTGGAAGCCTTGAGCTTTGGATGCCTCCGGCAAATCAAGCGTCTGTAGGGCAAGACGCACTTATTCGAAATGTTGGCGGTAATACCTTTACGGTAAAGGATTACGACGGTGGTAATACGATCATTTCCGTTGCCGCTGGTGAGTCAAAGTATATCTATATCACTGACAATCCAGATGAAGAGGGTACTTGGGGAATTATTGCTTTTGGAGTAGGAACTTCAAACGCTGATGCGGCGACTCTTGCCGGCTATGGATTGATGGCATCAGGAGCTACTCTCAACCAATCCTCTCCGGTAACACTGTTTTCAACTGGCAGGACGGCGACCACAACCGATAGAGCTGCATTGTTGGTTTGGTCTGGAGGGGCGGGAACTCTTACCCTTGATCTTGCTGCTACGCTTGGAGACGACTGGTTTGTTCAGGTAAGGAATGCAGGAACTGGTCTTTTGACTGTTGCATGTAGCGGCTCTGATGTATTTAACGGATCTGCAACGGTTGGCCTTCAGCCAAGTGATTCTTGCTTTATTGCTTGTTCTGGTACCGCCTTTTATTCGGTGGGGCTAGGTAAAAATGCGCAGTTTAACTTTTCTCAACTTGTTAAGACGGTATCTTCTGGAACATACACGCTTACAGCTTCTGAGGCATCAAACGTAATTCAGAAGTATGTGAGTGTCGGTGATTTGACTGGCAACGTTACGATTGAAGTTCCGCCTACCATTCAAGTTTATTACGTACAAAATGCAACTTCCGGTGGCGTATCGAATTACACGATAACTCTTACAACCGGAATATCTGGCGGAAGTAATGCAACGATTTCGGCAGGCCAGCAAGCTACATTGATCTGTGATTCTGTAAATCTTGTAAATGCCAACACAGTTCTTGCTGGCGCTACTGTCATTAGCCTTACTGACGGAACAAACCTTGCTCCAGCGCTTAATTTTGCATCCGAAGTTTCTACGGGCATTTATCGCCCCGGCTCCGGGGAGTTTGCCGTATCAATACTTGGCAATCAAAGAATGGCTATTGATGCAACTGGCATAACAATCACTGGATCTGGAACGTTTTCTGGCGGTATATCTGGAGGCGTATTTACGTGACGAAAAGAGTATTTGCGCTAGATACAAAGCCCGGAATCCAGCGGGACGGGACTGTTCTCGATAAGCAGTTCTATAACGATGGGCAATGGGTTCGTTTTCAGCGCGGTCGCCCTAGAAAAATAGGTGGTTATCGTGAAATGACCAATGAGTTTGATGGTTATTCACGAGGTATATACGTTGAATCTGAAGATGGATACAACAGGATTTTCAACGGTTACAACAATGGCGTCCAAAGATTCCTTTGCGATAACAATGGAATTGGTTCTGGAATCACTGAGTATGACTTTGGCGGAATTATTCTTACTCTGAACAATCTTGTTGGCGGATCTTCATATACCAATGGCTCTTACACAAATGTTCCCTTGACGGGCGGAAGTGGATTCTCTGCAACGGCAGACATCACTGTATCTGGTGGAGTAGTAACTGTAGTAACCATAGTCAATGACGGATATGGATACATGGTTGGCGATCAGCTTTCCGCGTCTGATGCAAATTTGGGCGGTGGTGGCGGATCTGGTTTTACGATAGATGTTGCCGCAGTAGAGCAAAAATTTGAACCAAGCAATTTGAACCTTTGGCAATTTGATGGATTTTTTGACTCTACTGGCGGAACGAACAATCTTTTACTTGCTCATGCAGGAAAAAATCTTCTTGCTATAGATAATACTGTCACATCTGCTTTGCTTACAGGAAGCCCATCTGGCGACAATTTGTATGCAGTAAAAGATTCTCAAGGCTCTTCGCCTACAGGAGATTACATTGAAATATCTGGTGGTGTCGTTGCTCTTCATCCTTACGTTTTTGTTTACGGCGACAACGGTTTAATCAAAAACTGTTCTGCTGGTAACGTATTTGACTGGAATAGTGCTGATGCCAACGAGGTAAACGTATCAAGTCAAAAGATTGTCAAAGGAATGCCTGTTCGGGGCGGCTCAAACTCTCCATCGGGTCTTTTCTGGGCGCTTGATAGCCTGATTAAGGTTAGCTATGCACCCACTACTGTAGGCGGACAAACACTTTACTGGCGATATGACATCATCGGAAACACCTCGATATTGTCCAGTCAGTGCGTTATGGAATATGACGGTATCTATTATTGGATTGGCGTTGATAGGTTCTTGCTATACAACGGAACGATAAAAGAGATACCAAATCAGATGAATCAAAACTGGTTTTTTGACAATCTGAATTACTCGCAAAGGCAGAAGGTATGGGCTACTAAGGTTCCCCGTTTTGGCGAGATATGGTGGTTCTACCCGCGTGGTGATTCTACGGAATGCAATGATGCAATCATATTTAATATTCGTGAAGGCACTTGGTATGATGCGGGAACCGCTCTGGGTTCTCGCAGAACTGCTGGGTATTTTTCTCAGGTCTTTGCCTATCCGGTAATGGCTGGAGAGGATCTTTCTGAGCAAGAAACGGTTCTTACTCAGAATATTGAAACTCTCAATGGATCGAATGTTGTAGTAACTGCGATTAGTGAGAATATTGCGGCAAACCTTCTTTTGATTGCCACCGGAGTTCCTTCTGGCGTAACGATTACAGATGTGCAGCCATGTCAGGCAAACTTTGATGCCACCATATCTGGAACGACGCTTACCGTTACCGCGGTAAATTACGGGACATTGAAGGTTGGTCAGGTTATCTCTGGCACAAGCGTTACCCCCGGCACCACGATCACTGCATACGGAACGGGCGTTGGTGGAGTTGGTGACTACACGATTGATACCAGCCAGACTGTAGGCGTTGCTGAGACTATGGATGGTCTTTACGAGGGGTATTACAACCTAGTCTTGTCGGCCGCTTGTACGGCTACTGGTACGAGTTCTGCCGACTTTGATACAGTCCCCAATAAGATCAGCCTTTGGCAGCATGAGATAGGGACTAATGAGGTTATTGGAAATCAAGAAAATGCCATTTTAAGCATGTTTGAGACTAGCGATCTTGGTCTAGTGGCTGGGGGTCCGTCTCAGCCCTCTATGGTTGGCGAAAATCGATGGTTACGGCTTGAGAGAGTAGAGCCTGATTTTATTCTTAGCGGTGAGATGGAGCTATATGTGACTGGCAGGCCATATGCTCAGTCGGATGACAGCACTACTGGACCCTATGTATTTGATCCGAATACGAATAAAATCGATATGAAGGAGCAGCGCAGGGAATTGCGGCTGAAATTTGTTAGTAATGTGCAAAATGGCAACTATCAACTTGGCTATCTGCTGCTGAATGCAGATATTGGCGATGTAAGGGGTTATTGATGGCTGGTCCGCTTCCTCTTGCTGTTGTATATGATCCTCGTTATCAGACTTGGGATAACTGGTCTAGTCTTATGGTTGAGGCTTATGCTGCGCAGAACTTGCAGATAGGATTGAAGGAAGAGGATTGGAGGGATTGGGCGTCCGGACTGACCGCAATTGATATATTTCAGAACGAGTCAATTCCGAATCCATACCTTTTTGAAAATTGGAAAGATTGGGCTGCAGAGCTTATGAATTCCGTAAATCCAAGGAATTGATATGATTTACGACGAAGATACCGGAACTTACTGGCGCTCGGAAGATGATGGCGGTGATCTTGTTCAGATATGGCAAGATGATGATGGCTGGACAACAGTTAATCCGAACCCGCAGCTTGTGTATGACGAGGATAGCGGAACATGGGGAACTGTTGGCGTTCCTAATTCCCCTTATCTTGATGCATTGCGTCAGTATTCGTCCGATAAGATTCCGTGGAATTACACAAACGTATATGAAGGACTTTCTAATAGAGGGCCTTTTAACTTAAATGCTCTTTGGGGTGGCAGTCAGTATGCCGCTGGAAGGGTAAGTGATTTCAGC